TGCATTAGATTGAAATATTCTTGAATTAGTGTTTATTAGTAATTCTTTTAAAACTTCTTTTGCATTTCTTCTAACAAAATCTTTAGTTAAACCAAATTCGTGAATATATATATCGTGAAAAATTGTCAAAGATTGTCTAATAACAGTATTGAATATTTTACCTCTTATATTGTTTTGAATATATATATCAAAATCTAAACCTGTAAACTTTAATATTTCTTTTATATAATAAAATGCAGAGTCATAATTATTTTGCTCTCCAGAAGCAACTTTAATATTTCCTCCATCTTCTGTTTCTATTCCTCCATAAGGTGAATTATAAGAATCAAGAGTTCCTAAATTATCTATTGCTACTAATTTTAAATCATAAGGGCTTGATATTAATTGTTCAATGTAATTGTCAAATATTAAAAAACCTTCCCAATAAACTTCAAAAATTTCTCCTTTTTGCCAAAGAGTATCTGTGTTTTCCCAATTAGTATTTGCTACTTCCCAAAGTGGTGAATCAAGTGTTATAGTATCATCTTCTTGACCTGCTAATACTCTAACCTTATATTCTCTTTCATTAAAATTTGAAAACTCATCATAAGTTACATTATCAGTTACTTTTAAATTTATATCACAACTTGAACCTATAATTGGGTTGTAAAAATCATCTTGATTTTCATATCTTATTACAACTGGGCTACCAGTTCCAACAATAGGCAAAATATCACCTTCGTAATCTTTTTTTAATATTTCTAAAGTTCTTTTATGACCTCTGTTATCTGAAAACTTCAGTTCATATTTTACTCCGTATGTTGCCATTATAAAATTCTGTTTCTACTTTTTTCAGCTCTTTGTAAAGCTACAACTAAATCTTGTCCTCTTAATACAAATTCACCTGAAACATTTTGTGAGCCACCGCCAATCATTGCTTTTAATTTATTTAAAGGAGCTATAACTTCTGGATTGCTTCTCACTCCACTATAATCTCCAACCATAACTGGTGTTTGACCAAAAGCTAAACCACCTTTAGCCATACCTGGAATCGCAATACCTCCTGATAAAACTTGAAATATTTTTCCAAAAGAAGCTAGATTCCCCCCTAAAATTAAAGAAAGAATTGCCGCTGCAGTTGCTGCTGCAACTAATCTTGCTATTAAACCTTTTAAAAGAGTATAAATTCTTTTTAAAGGGCTTTCTCCGTCTGCAATTGCTGCAAAACCTTCAGTTAATGCTTGACCAACTTGAGGCATTATTTGAAAAGCTAAATATTCAAAATTAGATAAAACTGGTTGTATTGCTCCTTTAATTGATTCACCTGCTTTTAAAGCGGCACCTTGCATAGGCTTAAATCCTTTAGTTGTTATTGAACTTAATACAGAAACAATCTTTTTACCTACGTTGTTAATTACACCTGAATCTTTCTCAATATTAGGAAATAAAATGCTCGACAAATCTCTTTGTTGACCAGGTAGCAATGGACCAAATGAAGTTAATGGAGCTGATGATATACCGCTAATTGTTGTTTGCAAATCATTTAATAGTCCTGTAGTTTTTTCAATATCTTTTTGTGTTTTCGGACCATACATCATCTCGCCAAACCTTCCCATTTGAGCAGTTGGCATTTGTTTTGCAGCTTGTATCATTTTACCAAAAGCAGCAGCCAATGATAATAACAAAGTAATCATCCCTCCTCTAGCAGCACCAAGCAGTTTTCCAAGTCTTGAAAAAACATTAAATATTTTTTGTAATCCACCTAAAATTGCTCCTAAAAAAATAATAATTGGACCAGCAACAGTAGAAAAACCAGTCAGGGCTAAAATGAATTTTTTTGTCTCGTCACTTAAATTTTTAAAGTTTTGTACAGCTAAACCTATTTCTCTACTTAAAGCTGGAACACCTTCTTTTAAATTTAAAGCGTCTGCTATTTCTTGTCCAAGTTCAGCAAGTGCTATATTTACATTATCTTTTAAAGTAGAGAATAACCCATTGAGAGTTCCACTTAATGTTTCCATTCCGCCTTCAAATTTACCACCCTCGGCAGTCGCATTTTTAAATGCTCTGTCAAGTAATTCAAAGGTTATTTTACCTTCTGAAGCCATATCCATAATCTCTCCTTCAGCAACGCCCATTTCCTCGGATAATACTTGTAGTATAGGAACCCCATTGTTAATAAACTGACGTAAGTCCCTAGTCATTACACGACCTTCTGCTGCAGCCTGTCCAAATGCTATTGCAATAGATTGTAAGTCACCTCCAACAATTCCAGCTACGTCACCAAGCATAGATAAACTATCAAATGCTTCATCTGTAGTTAAACCAAATCCCATTAAAGTATTATTTACTTTAGTTAAATCTGCTAACTGAAATGGTGTTTTAGCACTAAATTGAACTAATCTTTCAAATGCTCTAGCACCTTCTTCGGCAGAACCAGTTAAAACATTTAAAGTCGTTTGTAGTTTCTCAAAATTTGCAGCCTGTTTTACAGCCATAGTTCCAACAGCCGCTAAAGGCAAAGTAAGCCTTGTTGTTAATGCTCTACCAGTTCTACTTAAAGAGCCACTAAACTTTTTTAACCTACCCTCTGCTCTACCAAGTGCTTGATTTAATTTGGAAGAATCCCCAATTATATCGACGTGAAGTTTTTGATTATCTGCCATAGTACAAAAATACTAAAAAATACCCTACTCGTCTTTTTTTATATTATTGACTTTATCAAGGAATTTTTTATATTGTTCTTTTGTAGATTTTACCTTTTTAACTCTAATGTCTTGAGGCAAAGGAAATAAGTTCTCTGGCTTTAGCATTTGTTGTTTTTTACTACAATTGACATTATGTATCATAGTAGCTAAAAACCTGGTTTGTTCCCACTGTAAATTCATTTTGATAGAGTGCGCTTCAGAAAGAAGTATATTTTCTTTCCAAGTGTTACTCCAAAAATTATCAGGGATAATACCAATTTGTCCTATATAAAAATCTGTTAAATCTTCCCAGGAAAGTTTATCTATTTTTTTTTTGTGTCATCTCCTTTTCTTGATAAACCAACATTAAGTTCATTCCCAAGAATTTTTGATTCCATCATAGAGGCAATAATTTTTTCTAAATCTTCTGGCGTAATATCCTCTAACCAACTTCCAACAGAATATTCATTGTAGTCAATTTCATTACCATTTTCTTGGTCATACGCCAAAAGTCCAGAATATATTAAAGTTCTAATTGCTTTTAGGGAAACTCCTTTTTCAAATACAGTGGCAATCTCCTCTAAAGATATATCTAATATCTCTGTAAAGTTTGCCCAAAAGTTCATTGAAAAATGAAGTACTCTTTCTTTACCTCCAACATTAAGAGTGTAATAACCTCTTTTTTTGTTCATTTATTATGAATTAACTGTAGCTGTTATAGTTCCAGTTACTTGAATAGTCCCACTGTAACTAACGGCAGATTCCATTTCTCCTGAAACCTCTAATCCTGTAAGGAATCCCTCGCCCGTATAAACAGTATCTCCACTTGTTTCTGTCCCGTAGCTAAAATCCACCTTGGTACGACCTAATAAAAATCCAGCTAATTCAGTAGCACCATTTGAATCTGTATAATCTACAAGACCATCAAAAGATATTTCACCTGAAATTAAACCTGCAATGCTTTCAGAGAATCCAGAAGAATCCTTTGTTGTAGCATCTGCCATATCATTTGTTAGAGAAATTGTACAAGAAGTCGTGTGACCTATTGCTGCTAAAGTACCACCATCTGCGATGACCTTTAAAATTAAATTTGTTCCATTATATACTGTACTTGCCATAGCTTAAAATTTTTATATTACAAATATAATTAATTTTTGATTAATAGTTTTTATAGTCCTGTTTTAAATAATAGTTTCTTAATAATGTTATTCCAACTGGTCTTAAACCAATTGTTAAATGTTCTAAATTGCTGTGCTAACCATTCAAATATTCTTACCATTTCTTATCGTTTAAAAGTTGTATAATCTTAATTACTGTATAAACCAACGTTGCTATTATTAGAAGTGATTGTAGTGCTTCGTTTAATTGTGATATTGTTATTACGTAAGTAACTATTCCTAATAATGTTGGTTCAAATCCATTCATTTTAATTTATTTTAAATGCCATATATATATAAGTTGAACCACTTGCATTTCTGTCAGCATCACCATCTTCCATTTTAAAACCATTAGATTCAAAAGATAATCTTAAACCAGTAAATTCTGTATCAGAAGTATTTGCTCTCAACATTGGTTCACCCCTAACACTATCAAACATATTCCAATTTCCTGTCCCACCTGCTGACCTTTTTACCATTACAAAGTCAGGTTGAAATCCTGTTGTAATACTTTGTGTTGTTCCATTACCAGTATAACTTCCAAACTTGCTATATCCAGCTACTGAATGGAAACAATATGCTATGTATTCATCTCCACTTCCTGATAAACTTGTTCCAATATTAAATATTGTTGATGTTGGAGGTGTTGAATTAAATAAACTACCACCTGATGAACCATTACTTGTTTCACCATCACTTGTATTTAAATTAACAAAATAATAAGCAGGATTTGCACCTCCGTTTAGGTAAGCATTATATGTGTACCAAGGACTTGTGCCAGTTAATCTTTTTGTAATTATCATTTCAGGAGCTGCTGAAAGTCCGTGAGGAATTTTACCTGCAGAACCATTCCCAGTCCATTTAGAAATACTAAATCCTGCATTAGCATTTGCACTAACTATTGATTGTAAAGATATTGTTGTTTTAGTACCTATGTTAGCAGTACTTGTTTGACTTGTAGTTTCATTATATAAATTAGTAATACTCGCTGCGTTTAATTCTTTATTATATATTCTTACTTGGTCAACTTTTCCTAAACCTTGATAAATACCAAATCCTATTTCTAAATTACCAGTTCCTTGATAATCTGCTGATGCAGTATCTGAAGCATCTAAACTTCCATTTAAATATATTTTTCTTGAATTAGTACTTGCATTATAGGTACATACCCAATGTTGCCAAGTTCCATCAGTAGTAACATCTGTAGCTGAACTTAAATCATTAGCATAAAAAGCAAAGTTTAGTTTACCATTAGAATCTCGCCTACCTATTAATAATTTGTTGTTTGTTGATTCTGCACTATCGGTACTAATAACATAAGAATTTGTACTTCCTGTTGCTGAATTAGCAAACCAAAATGATATACTAAATGAATTGTTTGCAAGACTAAAATTATGGCCAGTATTAATATGCCAAGAATCAAATTGTGCAGCATAATTAAACTTACCTGATGATGTCCAATTTGCAGTTCCTGTTACCGTTCCATCATAATTACCTAAAGCATCATCTGCATTTTGATTTAATTCATATATTGCAACTGCATCTGCATCTTCTGTAGCTTCTTCTATTGTTGCTTCGTTATCATCAGCTTTAAATGCCCAAGCAACGTATGTTGAATCTGAAGCATTTGATTTATTATTAGCTCCAAATGTAACACCATCTGCATCAAAAGATTGTATTCCGTTTGTAACAGTTGATGCTGCTTGAGATAAAGATGGATATATAAGACTTCCACCACCTCTAACACTATCATACAATCCGTGGTCGTATGCTACTGTTCTTCCTTTAGTCCAAATCATTGATGGTGAAAAACCAAATCCTGTTATAGATTGTGTTCCACCATTACCTGAATAAGTTTTTACTGCAAAACTATCTGCAAGTGTTGGTTGTTCTGTGTCAGGGTCTGCAGCAAATGCCATATAGATAAATGTATTACCATTTTCATTTAGAAAGTTTGATACACTTGTTCCTCCTGCTACTTGAAAACCATTAGAGTAAAAGTTTATTGAATCTACAGTATTAGTAAATTCTGCATTATTTAAATTAGGTCTTAACCAAGTTTGTCTTGGATTTGTTGTTGCTCTTTTATTATCAACAATTGCCCAGTTATCTGAACCATCAGCATCTTTGATTATTATCATTGCAGGTTCAAATCCTGTTTCTACCATTGGTCCTGTT